TTGAAGCTATTACTAACACCGACTATGCCGGTGAAATCACTGCTTATGGAGACTCTGTAAAGATTATCAAAGAACCTGTTATCTCTGTGTCAGATTACACAAGAGGTAGCGATACTACTGCCACTAAACTAACAGACCAAGAAATTTCTTTGGTTGTTGACAGTGCTAAAGCTTTTAAATTCATCGTAGATGATATTGAGAGCAAAATGTCACACGTTAACTTCAAAGAAGTAGCTTCAAGCTCTGCTGCATATGCATTAAAAGATTCATATGATGCTGCTGTCTTAGCTGTTATGTTTGCTGGATTATCCGCTTCATCACCTAACCACGTTTTAGGTTCTGACAATGCTACTGATTTAGCTGCTGGAACTTTTGACGGTACAGGTAACCTAGACATTGGTTTTGATTCTAACGAACATGACCCTCTAGACCTTATGGGTAGAATGTCAAGACTATTAGACGAACAGAACGTACCTGAAGAAGGTCGTTGGTTTGTTGCAAGTCCTGATTTTTATGAAGTTCTAGGACAATCTAGTTCTAAATTGTTGTCAGTAGACTACAATGGTGGACAAGGCTCAATCAGAAATGGTTTAGTATCAAGTGGAAAACTACGTGGATTTAGCATGTACAAATCAAACAACATTGCTGCAACATCTAATGCTGCTGGCAAATGTTTGGCTGGACATATTTCATCTACAGCTACTGCTCAATCAATAACATCAACTGAGGTCCTTAGAGACCCTAGTTCTTTCGGTGATATTGTGAGAGGATTGCATGTCTATGGTGCGAAAGTACTCAGAGACGAAGCAATTGTAGGTGCTTTCTACGGTATTGATTAATACCAACTTTGGGGGAGTCTTCGGACTCCTCCTCTTTTTTTAACGCATAATTTTACTAAGAGGTAAATAACATGGCAATTGTAAATATAAGAGATACTGGACGTAACTCAGCAAGAACAAATGATGTTCGTGAGTTAGCGACTAAGGTCCAGAAACCTTCTGACACAGAAGCAATCACCGCAGCGAATACAATAACAGCAGCCGAATCAGGCACACGTTACGTTTTAAACGTAGCAGCAGCGAAAATTCAAACTCTTCCTACTCCAGCAGCAGGTTTAGAGTATTGGTTTTACGTTGGAGCAACAGAACCAACAGGTACTCATACAGTAGTAACAGCATCAAGTGCTAATATTATTGTGGGTAACGTATCTTCTCCGGAAGATGCTGCAGGTTCAGTCGCTACAGTTACTGATGCAGATACTATTTCGTTTGTAGCTAACAAGGCAGTACATGGAGATTTTGTTCATGTATGGTCTGATGGTACAAACTGGTATCTAAATGGTCAGTGTAAAGTTCAAGACGGTATTACTACAACTCAAGCGGGTTAATAATACAGTCACGGTATTGACGAAACAGTCTAACGGGGGAGTTTCCGGACTCCTCCACTTTTAAAGGAATAACAATGGAAGAAAAATTAACAGGCAATCCAAAACCAAGTGGCAACATATCTGATTATAACTCTATAGAAGAGAAAGAAGAGATGTGTAAAGACATGGCAGGATACAACGAAAGTTTAACAGTGAATTATCAACAAGATAAAATCAAAACAATTGGGGAAAAGAAGTAATGGAAACTCAACCAAAAAGAAGTTATAAAGGAATGAAGGGTTTAATGCCCAGTGGAAAAATTTCTGAAGAATATGTTAATAATATGGTAAAAAAGTTAAGCGGTACTGAACAAGCTGTAGGTTTAAATGATAAACAGCTTAGAAGAAAAATTATTAATGAAATTAAAATGTCTAAAAAAATAGCTGACGGTGAATCAATGATAGGCAGAAAACCAAATAGATATGGTGGTATGCAAAGAACTAAAAAAAATACAGGTGGTCGTTCAATGTATAACAAAGGTGGACAACCTCATTATAGCAATGGTGAAATGCCATCAGCAAAAGAACTTTAAAAAATGAAAGTTAAAGCTCCAAAAGGACATCATTGGATGAAACAACCCAAAGGTGGATTTAAACTAATGAAACACACTGGCAAGTTTGTCAAACATAAAGGTGCTAGTTTAGAAGCAAACTTTCCAATTCAAAAGGTTCATAAAAAATAATGGCAACAACATATCTAGATTTAACTAACGAAGTACTAAGAGAACTCAATGAGATAGCTCTTACGTCTGCAAACTTTTCAAGTGCTGTAGGGCTTCAGCAGTTTACTAAGGATGCCATTAACAAGTCTATATTTGATATAGCAAATGAAGAACCACAGTTACCATTTTTTGCAGTAGGAGAAAGTGGTGCAACTGACCCATTCTATGGAAACGTGACAGTGGCTACAGTAGCTGGTACTAGATGGTACGAGTTAAAAGCTAGTAGCTCAAGCGTTCAAGACGATTACGCTTCGATAGACTGGGATGATTTTTATTTAACCACCATTAACGTGAGTGGTGAATCAGCTCCTTTTGTCTCAAGAGGATTACAGTTTTTAAACTTAGCTGATTGGAAAAGATATTACAGAGACAACGAAAACATAGACGATGCAGATTCACAGGCTTATGGTGAGCCTTGCAGAGTTATTAAATCACCAGATGGCAGGAAGTTTGGCTTGAGTCCAATTCCTGATAAAGTTTATAACGTACACTTCTATGCGTTTGAAAAGCCTACAAAGCTTTCAGCTCATGGAGATACAGTTGTATTCCCAGAACAATACACAAATGTTATAACTGCTAAAACAAGATACTATGTATGGCAGTTCAAAGAATCTCCACAACAAGCAGCGTTTGCTATGGATGATTACAAGAAAGCATTGAGGAGCATGAAATCTAATTTGATTAATCCTACTCCTCGTACTATGACAGACGATAGAAAGTACTTTTAATAGGAGAAAACAATGAAAGGATTTTTAAAAGGTGTAGGTAAAGCAGCGTACAATATTAAAACAGCCCCCGTAAGGGCACAAGCAAAAGTAGTAGGAGTTGTAGCTGGAGCACTTCCGGGTAAAGCTGCAAAAGCTGTTTCTAATGCTGCAATGAAAGTTGCACAACCTTTAAACAAAGGTGGTAGAGTTGGTTTAAATAAAGGCGGACAACCATCTTACAAAAATGGCGAAATGCCAACAGCCAAACCTAATTAAAAAATAATTTATGGCAACATCACAACCTTATACAGTTGCATGTGCCGGTGGTTTAGTCAAAGCTTCTAATCAGATTGACTTACTTAAAACTCCCGGTGTAGCTACAGACCTTAGTAACTTTGAAGTTTCTATCGAAGGTGGTTATAGACGTATTAATGGTTTTAGTAGATTAGGAGCTGGTAGTGCTGCACTGGTAAGTGGTAGTGCTGATACTATTCATGGGGTAATACCTTATGGAGATGGTGTTGTAGCTTGTGCATCGACAGGAATATTCTTTAGTCAAGATGGTACAAGTTGGTTAAACATAAGCAGAAGTTCTGTAGATGCTAGTGGAGACAATCATACAGCCTTTACAGGTCGTAGTACACTAACTAGAACAGGACAAGGCAAGATTAGCTTTTCATTGTTTGAAGGTGCTACGTTTGATTATGGACTATTAATTATATGTGATGGAGCTAACAAGCCTTACTTTTTTAGAATGGAGGGTACTGGTGCTAACATCAATACAAGAACATTCTTTAGTGGTGAAGTTACTATAACAGGTACAAAGTTTGCAACACACTCTGAAATACACGATAAACATTTAGTTGTAGCAGGTGTTGAGGATAATCTTAGTACAGTATTTTATAGTACACTATTAGACCCTACAACTTTTAATGGTACTGGTTCAGGTTCTATAACCTTATCAGACCAGATAGTAGGAATTAAAAGTTTCCGTAATGAACTTTTTATATTTTGTAGAAACAGTATATTCAAGCTACAAGATATAAACGGTACAGCAGTGGTAATTCCAGTGGCAAAAAACATTGGTTGTCTATCAGGCTATAGTATTCAAGAGATAGGTGGTGACCTTATCTTTTTAGCACCAGACGGATTAAGAACGGTTGCTGGTACTGCAAGGATTGGAGACGTTGAGTTGGGTACAGTTAGTAAAGCTATCCAACCTATTATTACACAGTTAGCACAAAACATTGACAAGTTTGTAATATCAAGTGTTGTCATTAGAGAGAAGTCTCAGTATAGATTATTTTATACAAATACAAGTGTTATCAATGCACAACAAGAAGGAATTATAGGAACACTTAGACCAAACGGGTTTGAGTGGTCAGAAACAAAAGGAATAGAAGTAACCAGCATAGGAGCTGGATTTAATGATGATGGTGTTGAAAAATAT